GTGATCGCGTCCTGGATGATCTTGAGCAGATCCGCGCGCGCCAGGCGCGATACGGTGAACTGGGTGGCGTGCTCGTCCTGCCACAGCTCATACCAGTCGTCGGTGGTCGTGAGTAGATCGCGCGCCTGCAGGTAGGCGATCGCCTCCTGAGGCGTGAGTTTGAAGACCTGGGCGAACTCGGCAGGGGTCATACCCCGGCTCCGGCCGTGCCGGCCAGCCGCGCGGCGCCGGCGAGTTGGGCGAGGCGCTGGGCGAGCGGGCCCGCATCGGGGGTGTTCTCGGCGGTGAGCAACGCGCTAATGCGCTGCAGCACCTGCGCGGCGGTCTCGCCGGCCTCGTCGGCTTCGGCGATGGTGGCAAGGATGGGGTCGGTCATCGGCGTGATGACTGCCTCCCAGTCGCCGACGGCGTCGTCGATGGCATCGTCAATCACGTCGCGCCCGCCGGACTCGGCGAAGCGGGTGGTCGCACTCGGCCCCGGCTGTTCACCACCGGGTTTCGCGTTGTCCACAACAGGCACGCTGCCGGGCGCGATGGCGGATGGCGCCTTCTTCTCCCAGCCCTCGCCGTAGCGCGCCCGCACCTGGTCGAGCGACAGCTCGAAGCCCATATCGCTGACGATCTTGTCGGTCTCGGCCTGCGCCTTGAGGTCCTCTTCTTCCTTGATTACGCGATAGACCTGGCACGGCGCCAGGTCGTTGTATTCGCACAGCCACCGGATCAAGGTGTTGTTCAGCGTCTCCGAAAGCAGGTCGCTGTCGGCCTGCACCAGGTCGAGCCGCACGTCCTGGCGTTCCTTACTCGCAGCCGCCATCGCACCACCGGACTTGCTCCGCGGCTCGGTGCCGAGGATCACGGCGTCGATCCAGTCGTCCATGTACTCGCACAACGCCTGCTGGGTGGTGATGTTGCCGCCCACCTTGCTTTCGAGCAGCTCGATCAGCGTGCCCTCGGGCGTCATCACCACGCCGTCTCGTGAGAAGGCGCGCAGCGCCTCGAAGAGCGTGTCCTTTTCTTTCTTCCCGGCGTTGCGCTGGAAGCGCCCCCACAGGGTGGGGGTGCCGAAGCGGTCGTTGAGCTTATTCCAGGCGACAACGCCAGCGCGCTTGAAATACACCGGCCAGTAGAGCTGCAGGCCGAGGCCAGAGCCGTACGGGTTGTCGTCCTCGGGATTGACCCGATGCACGATGAACTTGCGGTCGGGGATCGGCGTGCCGCGAGTCATGTCTTCTCGGGTCAGCAGATGTAGCGCTGGCGAGGCATGCTCCTCGTCCTGCACATAGCGAAAGCGGCGCCGTGCCCGCTGTGCCACGCGCGCCGGCACGACCCGGTTGTCACACCGGGTCCACACGATCTCGCCGAGTGCCCACCCGCACAGCACCGCCTCCATCAGCTCCTGGCACAGTTTGTCGAAGGCGAAACCCTTGAGGATGGCAGTCAGAGCCTCGGCGTCCTGCAGACTCGTGCCATCGACCGGCTCCACCTGCCAAGGCTTGGACACCAGCGCGAGGATGCGCTTTTGCAGGGCGCTGAACACCTTGCCGTCGCGCTTCAGGTCGCGATAGATCTCCGCGCCCTCGTTGCCGCGCTCGAGCAGCAGCGGGTCCTGGGTGCGCAACACGCCCAGGTAGAGCGTCTCGAATGGGTCGCGCAGCCGGCTGGCGACTTCGGTATCCAGCTCGGGCGCTGCAGGTGCTGAGGCCGCATTCTTGCGGCGGGATGGATTAGTAGCCATGGAGGAACCCTGCAATGTCGGCGCTGCGGCGCTCGCCACCGCCGTCGCTCATGTATTCGATGGGGGCGGACGAATTGCTGGCGGCATGCTTGGCCAGCGCGAGCGCCCAGAAGCGGTCGGCGTGGCCGTCTGGCGTGCTTTCGGCCACAAAGCGGATGTTGCCGGCCGAGGTAGTCACCTTTTGCACCTTGCGCAGGTCGGCGCGGATGTTCGGATCATCCGGGATGCGCAGCGCGCGGTCTTCCATCGCCCCCTTCACCGGATAGGCCAATGCCTCCTTGACCTGATTGGAAAACACAACTGCCTCCACCCGGTGCTCGCCGAACTTGTCCTGCGCATCGTCGGCCCAGCCAATACCCAGACCGGTTGCGTCGATGCAGATGCGGTCGGCGATTTCGAACCACGGGTAAAGAAGCGCTTCCTGGGCACTCTTGCGCATGCGTTCCATCGGGATCACCGCGCGGGTGTAGAGCACGTCGCCGAGCTGTTCCAGCACCCACAGCACCGTCAGATCCTTCTTGCGGCCGATATCCACGCCGCAGAACACCTGGCCGGTGAAGCGGTCAGTGTGGTTTTTCTCCCAAGGCAGTCCCGCAACATACTCACAGCCGGTGATCAGCTCGTATTCGATGAATTTGCTGTCGTCGTCGGCCGGGATGCACATGTATTCCTGGTCAAACGACTCATCATCGGCCGCACCCGCCTTCACGAAGTCGAAGTATTCGGCCTCGGTCATATCCTGCTGTTCAGCATCGGCCGGCAGCGCCTGCTGCAGTTTGTAGAGAAAACCCTGGTCGAGTGCATCCTGCAGGGTCACGCGGTGCAGGCTGACCTTCTTGGGGTTGTCTTTCTCGCGGATCTCGCGCACCAGGCCGTTGAAGAACGAATTCGAACCCCGGTGGGTACTCACCAGCTCCATACTGCCGCCCCAGGTGATGCCGGGGTAGGCGATCGCCCACATCTTGCGCTGGTCGCGGTGCAGCGCGAATTCATCCAGGATGCGGCTGCCGCGCTTGCCGGCCTGGGCGTCCGGGTTGCTGCTCATGCTGTGGATGCGCCGACCGCTGGCGAACTGCAGCACGTAGGCGCTGAGCTTTTTCTCGGGGTCGATCACCACTTCGCCCAAGTCCTTCGCCGCCATGTTCATGATGCCGGCCCACAGCTTGCAATCCTCGATAAACAACCGCGCCTGGATGTCGTCGCGGCTGCTCACCCACTCATCGTGGCGCGCGCCCTGGGCGGCTGCCCGCTCGACGGCGCCATAGGCCGTCGACCAGCTGATGCCGATCTGGCGCGACTTTTCCATCAATTTGAGACGCGAGGTGTCCTTGATCCAAGCGGACTGGAACGGCAGGAAGATCGCATCCGGGTCGAGCAGGATGATTCGAGCACGGCCTTTGGGCTTCACGGCTCGATCCTCCCCGTCAAACGGATCGCATACATGGGCTCGTAGTCAGGCCGAACTGCGGTCGCTACCAGGCAAAACAGACCAAACAGCCCTTCTACGGCGGACATGCACCATGCGGGCACCCAATTCCGTTCGGTCATCAGCGGAGCGCTCGATTCGATGTCCCCGATGTACACAGGAACCATGCCCATGAACAGGCCGTAGTGGGTGTAGGTGGTCCCCAGCTCAGACTTGGGGACTGGATCAAAAATGGCCATCACACAATCCCCAGCGCCTCGCGGATCGCCCGCTTGGTGTCTTCAGTCACGCCGCCTTTGCTGCCCATCGCATCAAGCTTGGCCTTCTGCTCCTCGAGCAGCTTTGCGCGTGCAGCTTCTTCCACCTCGGCCTGGAATTTCTTCAGATTCACGCTCGAGCGTGTCAGCGTGGCGATGTTCTTGGCGGCGGTGGATAGTACGCCCACGCGCTCAGCCGAATCCATCTCCTCGTCGCTGGATTCCTGCATGTCGAGGATGGCCTCGAAAAGCTCGGTCTGGATCAGCGCGGTCAGCGCTTCTGAGCGGGCGTCCTTGTCGTCTCCGGCCTGCGCCTGGATGATCTTTGCCGCCTCGGTGCTGGCCCGGATCGCCGACAGGCGACGCTCCAGCTTCTGGCCATACCGGTGCATGGCCGATCGGCTGGGTAAGTCGCCCTCTGCGGCCTCTTCGGGAAACGCGGTACGCAGTTCGGCGATCAGCTCGTCGAGTGTCATCCGTCCTTCTGCTAGGCGTCGCTCGATGTGCGCCTTCACCCCGGCCGATAGCCGGTCGATGCTGCTCTTGCGGCCCATGGCGGCTTACCAGTACTTTTCGGGCCGGGCGATGCCCGGCTCGCAGGCCACGGTGTATTCGGCCACATCCACGCCGTAGCGCGTCAGCTCGGCAAACCAGCGGCCGTCGGGGCGGCGTTCGATCCCCGCCAGCTTGCGGTCGTGCAGGTAGTCGAGCTCGCGGCGCAGTTCGTGCGCGGTGGCATCCGGGTACTCCGACTGTGCAACCGACAGGATCGGCCCCTCGAACGCTCCGATCGGCCGTGCGTTGTTGAGCGTGAGCAGGATCAGCCAGCGCAGGTGCTCGCGGCGTGCTTTCGCCTGATCGATCATCGTTGAGTCCCCTTCAGGTGATGGTTTTCGATGCGCAGCGCCAAGCCGTCCAGCTTGGCCTCAATCACAGACTGGCCGCGGATGTAGTCCTCGCGACGGACGTAGTGCAGCGGGAGCTCGGCACGCAAGTCGAGCAACTCGCGCTCCACCCGTCTCCACTGGCTTGACTCCTCCTGTGCAGCCCGCTCCAGCGAAAGGAACCTCGTATCGAGGCGCTTCTCTACCTGGCCCAGCAACATCCGCCCCATGCCAAATGCCGCGCTCAAGAACGCGAGCAGCAATCCGGCGGAGAACGTGAGCAGCTGCCAAAAATCGATCTGCAGTGTCATCGTGCCGGGCCCTCGTGCCAGTCGATCAACGCATCGAGCCGGCGCCGGCACTCGTCGTACTGGCTACCGGCATCTAGCGCCCAGCGGGCGACGTGGGTATCTGTGGCAACGTGTCCGGCATCCGCTCCATCAACACCGCCGGTGGCGACGGGCAGATTGGCGCGGAGACCGGGGGCACCGTCGAGCACCCGCAAAGCAGGATCGTCAAGGCACACACGGCCAGTGGTCGCGCGGGCAATCGCATCATCTCGCTCCTTGCGAAGCCGGTTTGTCGTGCGGTTCGCAGTAGCCAGCTGGCGGCTGAGCGTATCGCCACGAGCCGACGCCGTCTTCAGGCTATCCAGGGCCGCCTTGGTCGCAGCCCGCTCCATCTGCAGTTTCTGCGCAACCTCTGCCGCGGCTGTTCGCGTGCAGCTCGCCCCGCCTGCTTGGTAGCTCAGCCAGCTCAACGCGGCCAATGCGGCAAGTAGCACCGCGCCTGCCGCCAGGGTCGGGGCCATAGAAAGGTATCTATCGATCATGGCGCCCCCGTTTGTTTCGCCGCCGATTACGCGCGTGCGCAGCGGCACGCTTGATTGCTCGGACTCCGGCGTTGCGCCTGGGTCGAGTTCTTGGTGTCGGCTGCGGAATTGCCGGCCAAGCCAGCGGCCCTTGCCACGGCCCTGGGAATGCAGCGCCCCATCCCAGGGCTATCGAGCCCAATAGTGTGCGCATCATGCCCAGCCCTCGCGCCGTTGCTGGTACCGGTGCCACAGCACCACCACGCCGACAATCATCCCCACCCCCGCCACCACAAGCACGGGATCGACGCCCAGTCCAGTAGCCACATCACGTACATCGGCAGACATGGTTGACGCCATCGCTACGGCGCCCGAGGCTATCGATACCGCCCCTGACTGCGCGATCGGGCTCGCGGCCATGCGCGATTCAGGCTCGGCCGCAGGCATGTCGGCGACGGCACCGGCCGCCGAATCGGGCAGTGCATCAAGTGGGGGGTGATACGCCATGTCGTGGGTCAGATACAGCGCTGACTCGCGGGCTCGCCGCGCCGTGAGCCCGCGCACTTCCTTTAGCACGCCGCCCATGCGCGCCTTGTTCCACAGCCCGAAGGCCCGCGCAGCCGCCAGCGGATTGCCGGTGTTGTGGGCGCGCAGCACGCTCGAGCGCGCAAAGCCCGCCAGGCCAACGTTGTAAGCCAGGCTCACCATCGCCGCGAGCTGGTGCGGCGTCGCAGGGTGGGTCAGCGCCGCTTCCACGCCCTGAACGCATTCGGCCAACCGGCTGCACAGCAGTTGATCGGCCTCGTCCTGGGTCATCACATCACCAGGGCGAACGCCTTCGGTTTCGCCCCAGCCAATGGTCCAAACCCCTGCAACGTCGCGGTAAGCGCGCAGCCGACAGCCCTCGCTGCGCGCAATCTCGAGCACACCCGGCCAGATGATTGGCCAAGGCAAATCCCTTTTCGGCAGTATCTCCACGACACCCACCCCTGAAAATGACAACGCCCTCATGATCGAGGGCGTTGGGGAGCGGGGCTAAATGAAGGGGTTCAATGCCGACTGGGCGATGGCTTCAAACAAAGCGCGCGTCATCCGCTGTGCTCCAAAACCTCGGACGCGCCGATCACGACTGCATTCATTACGCCTCCACGCAAAGAACTCGCGCGGATATCCAGATTGACCAGCACCGCCCCCTTGCTCCACTCAGCCTTCTGGATCAACTGCTTCGCACCGGAGTCCAGCTCGATCGGCACGTCGGCCGAAAAAGTCATGCCATCCTCGATTCGCGACACCTTGATGCGAAATCCTGCGCCCTTCGAAGCATCGTTTGCCAGAACACGGAAGGTGCCGCTGATAGCAATATCCTCGGCGCGTGCGCGCTCGCCCTGGGTGATCTCGGCAACCTCGTCTCCGTGCAGCGCCACCCCCTTCGAAACCACCTCGTCCCCCGGCTTCACAGACTTCAGCAGCCGATTCTGCGTGGCCACGAAATCCTCGCGCGTTTCACCAAGGACAGGATGCTGCCGCACAGCCTCCGAAAAGACTCTCAGCCGCTCGGTCTCCTGTCTCGACAGCTCGACGGTCTGCTCGACCTTTTTCGCTTCCTGGCGCTCGGCAATCCATGCCTTGCCGATCTCAACGCCGCCGATCACGACGGCGATCCCGAGGATGGTAATAACGAGGCTGCGGGAATCCATTTTTTCAATCGCCTTGCGCGCCAGCTCGGTCAGCTGTTCATGAAGGGGTGCCTCGTAGTCCGAGGAGCCCTCATCTACCTTGACCACCAACTCCAGCAGCTCGCGGTCTTCGTCCCGGAGTCTACGCAGATTTGGCTCGCCGTAACACACATTGGCATAAGCGCGATACAGATCCCGCTGCACATCGAGCAAGGGCGCCATGATCCGCGTCGGGACCGTGCCGTGCCAGTCCCGCCCGCTGACCTTCATCTGAAATCGCGGCCAGCCGTCGAACACCAACGAGAGCCTTTCCGGCAGCGCTTCACCCTCCAGCGCGGCCTTCAACAAGGCCCACGCCTCGTCGGCCGAGGAAATGACGATTCGCTCCACACCGTCTGCTGCTGCGCTCATGCACAAACCTCCGAATCGAGGGGTATCACTTCAGCCTCACCGCCACCCCGGTCGCCATCACGGACAGCATCGCCCGCCCCACACCCGAGACCTCGCTACTCCGGCTTATCCAATTGCCCTCGGCAGTACGCCTCAAGCTCCGCCACGCTCGTTCGGCACCGCCGCATCTCCCGCAGGGGCATCGTCGGCACGTGCGAGGCGCCGCGATAGCTTTCCGTGACGGCATCCACCAAGCGACGCAGTTCAGGGTCATCGCTGTAGGCACGCACCTTCGCCAGCTTGTTGAAAATGCGCGTATGCGTCGGTGCGCAAATCGAAACGGCTTCCAACGCCAGCTTGAGAAGATCCCGCGCGGTCTTGCTCATGTGTCCCTCGACGCAATGCGCACCGCGGCGTCAGCCAGGTCCGCCAGCATCAGTGACATCTCCCGCGTCAGCTTCGCGAAGATGAAAAACAGCAACGCGGTAAATACGCCACCGAAGAGAACCCCTGCGCGCGCCATGCCGCTTCCAGACCATGCGCCAACCAAGCCGCCGAGCAACGCCAGGCCAGCAAGGACCAGAAAGGCGAAGTAAACCAAACCAACCAACCCCCGGAAAACCGGATACAGCGAAGTGGACCTCAGATGCGAGGCGAACTCGTCGATGTTCTCCTCGCGCCATTGGGCCGGCAGCTGCGCCTGCGGTTCGGCGCGCCGCGGGCGAGCGGGCCGCGTTGCCGATGCAGCCTCCACGCGACTGTAGATCGCACTGCAGTTCGGGCAGGCCTCCAGCTCGTCACCCGTCGCGTTTGGGTTCGCGTGGCCGCATTTCAAGCAGTTCTTCAGCATGACTTTCCTCTCTACTTGCACACCGCATCTCGGCGGCGCTCACCGAATGAATGCTCGCTCTCGTCAATCGAGAGGCTCACATTCCCACCAAAACCGGTCTGTCCAAAACGATGCATTCTCTTCTTCACGGCGGATGTCGGTGGACAGACGCCTACGGCTCACTGGCCGGCGCCCCGCTGCACTTCGGCCTCCGCCTTCGAGCGCAACAGCTCGCACTCCACCGCAAAGAGCGCCTTCTTGCTGCTGCGCAGCTCGGCATAGTGGGCCTTGCGCGCGTGCACCATCCACAGCGCGGACGGCAACACGCCGCCAACGGCGAGCGCCACAAAGAGCAGGCTGGCGGGCGCGCCCGGCGGCTCGCCCCAGGCA